CCGGTAGGCCAAAGGGATCTAAGAACAAAGTCACTGGCGATGTACGCAAGCTTATCTTGGATGCTGCCGCCGAGTTGCAAACAGACGAGGCAACGGCCATAAAGACATGGGCCAGAGAAAACCTGTCTGATTTTTATTGCAAGGTTTTTGTGAAAGTCCTGCCCAAAGACATCAAGGTTGAACATGATGGAGAGCTTGTCATAACTTGGCAACAGAAGTGATAATACCATATTGCCCAAGACCTCTTCAGACAAAAATGCACGAGGGCATTGAAAACCACAGGTTCAGCCTTGTTGTAGCCCATCGTCGTTTTGGCAAAACAGTTGCCGCGGTCAACGCTCTTATCAAGTCTGCCGTTCAATGTGAGAGAATAGAGCCAAGATACGGATACGTGGCACCGTTCAGGACACAAGCCGAGCAAATAGCATGGAGCTACCTTACCCGCTTCACAAGACCTATACCTGGCACAAAAGAGAATCTTAGCCAACTATCCGTCACCCTTCCTAACACAGCGCAGATAAGATTATTCGGGGCAGACAACCCGCACACTCTGCGCGGGCTTTATTTCGATGGGCTTGTGCTTGATGAACCGGCCCAAATGAGGGACAACCTTTGGGACGAGGTATTGTTGCCCACACTGGCAGATCGTAAAGGATGGGCGCTTTTCATCGGCACTCCGATGGGCGTCAATAAATTCTATGAGATTGCGGCCCATGCCCAAAAGGATCGTTCATGGTTCTATGCTGAGTTTCCCGCCTTTGACTCTCATGGAGAGCTTGTAACAGATGCCTTGGACGTAGAGGACATCGAGATACAACGCTCAATGATGCCAAAGACCAAATTTCGGCAGGAATATCTATGCGACTTCACCGCATCAGGTGAGAACACCCTCATAACAATCGACCTTGTGAACCAGGCAATGGCAAGGGAATACCCACTATCAGCTTATTATTCTGCTCCTATCGCTATTGGCGTTGACCCGGCAAGGTTTGGTGATGACCGCTTTGTAATCCTTGTTCGTCAAGGTTTGGCCCTAAGATGGTACGGGGCATACCACGAAATTGATACCATGACGGGCGCGGGTATCGTTTCTGAACACATAAAGAAATGGGAGCCAGCGGCAGTTTTTGTTGATTCTATTGGTGTTGGTGCTGGCGTTGCCGACCGTCTTAGGCAGCTTGGTCACACAATTATTGAAGTCCAATCAGGTGAAAGGGCTGTTGACGACGAAAGATATATGAACAAGCGGGCCGAGATGTGGGATAAAATGAGGTTGTGGCTTGAAGAAGGTGGCGGTCTTCCTGAAGACCCTGAACTAAGAAACGACCTTGTCGCGCCTCTCTATAGTTACGATGCCAAGAACAGGATGGTTCTTGAAAAGAAAGAAAGCATGAAGGAACGCGGTCTCCCCTCTCCCGACATTGCAGACGCCCTGGCGCTTACCTTTGCGCTGCCTGTCCATCCGAGAAAGACCCCACAGGAGATGGAGAGAGCGAAAAAGAGCGTAACCAGAAACGATCCTTACCGGGCGCTTTATGCTTAATGGGCAATACCTCAAAGAGATCGCCATCAGACCGCAGTGCTTCAACCACCTTGGTCACGGCCACAGATGGTATGCCCTTTATTCAAGTAACACTCTTACTGGATACGCGGCAATTGGAAGCGTTACAATTGACAAGGCGACAGTGCATTTCGAGTGGGTGCGCTTCGGTCCGAAGGCATACAAGGATGCGTTCAGCGCGTTTCATTTCGATCTTGTGCCTGAATTGAGGCGTTTGGGGTATAAGTCGCTCATAGCGACAAAGGAATACAATGGGAAAGCCACTGAGCCGTGGGCGAAGTTTATCACACGCCTTGGGTGGCCAGAGCCGAAGGTAGTGTTAGCAAGCGAAATGGAGCTTTAAAAATGGGAGTAGAGACAGCCCTTGCGGCAATTGTTTTCGCATCGGCGGCGGTAAGCGCCGGGACAACGATGATATCTGCTAAAAATACAGCAGACGCGCAGAGACAGGCTGAACAGGAAGCACAGGTAGCAAAGAGATTAGCAGACATCGAGAGCGCAAAGCTGGCGGCGGAGGCAGAGGCTGAAGCTACGAGGCTTTCCAACATAGAGGCCGAGACTAAAAAGAAAGCCGTTGCCGGTCAGTTGGCAAGGCAAACGGCTACGCCTGGCACCATATCAACGAGTTTCGCAGGGTTGACAGCACCGGCCAACACATTTAAGAAGAAACTGTTAGGTCAATAATGGCTAAATATAAACTACCAGAAGACCGCACACCGCTTGAGCATGTTCGCCATCGGTTCAAATTGCTTGATGATGAGTACAAGCGTGACCAACAGGCGATACACAAGGAAATAAGCAACTTCGTAGCGGTTGGACGGGGCCGTTATATTGACGATGGAAGGGCTACATACCAAAAGCCCATAGGTGTTGAAAAGATGCCCAACCCCTCACCGGCAAGGGCGTTGGGTGTTATGGGAGCAGGGCTACACGGTGGGTTGTCGAGCCCTTCAAGGCCTTGGTTCCAGCTTCAATTACAAGACCCCGGTATGCAGAGTTTCAACATATTCCGTAACTACATGGATGACGTTGAGACTGCGCTCTATTCAATCCTAAAGAACTCAAACTTTTACAAGGTTATTCACAACCTATACGAGGAAACGGGCGGTTTCGGGCAGGGGTGTCTAATAGTTGAGGATGACGATGATAAGGTAGTGCGCTTTGCCTACCTGACTAACGGTGATTTCAGGTTTGCGGTGACTCCAGGCGGTCTTGTTCACACGATGGCGCGTGAAATCAAGATGCAGAGGTTCCAAATTGCGGAAACATTTGGCCTTAAAAACTGTTCGGTTAATTTTAAGAACTCATTTCAAAAAGACCCATACCAATGGGACAGCGTTTATCATCTAATAGAGCCGAATTACAACCGCGACCCTGCCAAGATAGACAACCGCAACATGGCTTTCAGGTCTATTTATTGTGAAAAGAACACGGGAGACGACTTAGAAACATATCTATCCTACGGTGGCTATCAGGAGATGCCAGCGGTTATTCCGAGATGGCACAGCCTTTCTAATGAGGCGTATGGATGGGGGCCGGGGCTTCTCGCCCTTGGTATAAGCAAGGGCTTACAGGTCTATGAGTTAAACGCTCTTGACCTTACTGACAAGGCCAACAACCCGCCAATGGGCATACCGCCGAGTATGTTAAATGAAGCGTTAGACCTTTCGGCTGGCGCTAAGAACGTGGACACTTCAAAAGATGGGAAAGGTGTACGCCCTTTATTTGAGGTCAACCTTGCTGCCCTAGACAGACTTGAAGCCAAGATCAAGACAATGGAGTATCGGATACAGCAGATATTCTTCAATGACCTTTTCCTATTGATAGCCTCAGAAGAGGCTGGCAAGATGACCGCGACTGAGGTGTTGAGCCGGAATGAAGAAAAGATGCTCATGTTGGGGCCGGTCATAGAGAATCAGTTGCATGAAGGGTTGGATCCGATACTAACCAGAGTACTTAACATTGCCATGCGGGCGGGCGCTGTACCTCCACCTCCACCAGAATTGCAAACAGCAAACTATAAAATAGAATATATTTCAGTACTTGCACAAGCCCAAAAACTTATGATGAGCCAAGGGATGCTGTCTTACCTGGCTGTGAACGAGCGCATATTCCCGATTGACCCGCTATCAATGTATAAGACCGATTGGGATGAGTACTTAGACCAGTACGGCAGCATGGTAGGGATGCAATCAAAGGTTCTAAGGGACAAGAGGCAGGTGCAGAAGATGAGGGATGCCGCCGCCCAGCAGGCCGCGCAAGCAGCACAACAGCAGCAGGTTGCTCAAGGTGCGGCTGTAATGAAGGATTTGGGTCAGGCATCAACTGAGGAAGGCACTGCTGCTGGTGATATCGGCAAGGCGCTAAGTGAGCAGTGACAAAAAACGGCAACACGACAAAAAGTGTAGTCTCCTGCCTACAATAAAGGTTGCCGATGGACAGAGCGTAGACGAATTTTTAGATTGGCTTTTTGATGAATCAATCGGAAACGATAGCGAACTGGAACGCGAAGCTCCAGAGGGTATTCGACAACAAGGACGGTGTTGATGTTCTTGAGCGGATATTTGGTATGCTTGAATGGGCGAGTGGAAACCAGAAGGCACAGGAGTTGTGGATAATGATATGCACAAGTTGCCCTGGAGCCGCAAAGGAAATAATAGACCGGATGAGCCTCGCTGCCCAGAAGAGGCTTGTCGAACAGATTGAACGCGAGAAGGGAGCCCGCAAATGAGTGAATTTACAGAGAGCCTACCCGAAGACATCAGGGAAGGCGCACATTGGGAAGGGATCGAGTCTGCTGAAGACCTGGCGCGTAGTTATCACCAGGCGAAAACAACCAAATTTACCGACACGCTGCCGGAAAACCTGAAGGGCCACGAAGCTCTGAAGGACATGGACCCGGTTAAGCTTGCCGAATCCTATGTTTCGACCATTGACAAGGTGCCACAAGTGCCGAAGTCAATTGACGAATATACAAACCCCGAAATCCCTCAAGGGATACCGATTGACGAGGCGGCCAATCGTCTCTTTCGTGAGGAGGCTTTAAAGGCGGGCATGACAAACGCACAGTATCAGGCTGCTATGCAGTTTGATATCCAGCGGATGACCTCTATGCTCGACTCTTTGGAAGCCCAGCGCAAAGAAGCGGTGGCTCAAATTGCAAAGGAATCTCAAAAGACGGAAGAGGCGGTTGTAAAAGAGACAGAAACCGTGGCTAAAAAACTTGGGCTTGAAGAGATGCTTACCAAGAGGCCGGACATTTCGAGTGACCCCGACTTTATCAAGGCAATGGCGTCAATAGCGGCCAAGATAAGCGAGGACACCTTGAAGTTCGGCAAGGCGGGAGATGATTCCGTAAGAAGGGGAGCAGACGGACGGCCCATATTACAGTATCAATCTATGCAATAGTCCGCCCGCAGAAAACGGACTAAAAAATGGCGACATCAGTAACCACCTCGCGCATGACGATTGCCGAGGTTTTAAAGCGACTCGATCCCAACGGCAGTTTGGCGCAGATTGCCGAAGTGCTGCAAGAAACCAACGATATTTTGATGGATGCCCCGTTTATCGAGGGCAACGATATGTGGTCTCACAAGACCACCCGCAGGGCTTCCGAGCCTTCCGGCACCTGGCGAAAATTCAACGCCGGTGTTGACAAGGAACGCTCCGAGACCGTGGAAGTGGTCGATACCATCGGGCTTTTGGAAGCTCGCTCCGAGATCGACATGGAAATCATCAATTCATTTCCTGACAAGGCAGCGGCCAGGTCTCAAGAAGACATGGCTTTTGTCGAAGGCCTGGGTAAGGAAGCGGTTGCCACCATGCTTTATGGGGATGCAACTGACGATCCAGAAGAATTTACCGGGTTGGCCCCGCGGCTGAACTCCCTTGGCTCTTCTCTTTACAACGTGATTGGCGCTGGCGGTTCGGGTTCGGACTGCTGCTCTATCTACGTTGTGGATTGGTCTCC